ACGCTACGACAAAGGACACTACAGGCGAATGGCAGATTCAGGAGCCGACGGGTCTCAACTACGACATTACCACTGGCGCACTCGTTCGCTCTGGCGACACCATCACATCGGCTGTCGGTGCTAAGTCCCTCAGCGACCTCGAAAGCGTCTACGAAACTGGTACGCCGGTCAAGTGGAAGATTTCGAATACAGGAGGCGATAACAACCGCACGGCATCGAGCACAATTGTCAGCGGCTCTGTGGTACTGACTCAGTTGGCCATCAACGGACCAAACAGACAGAATGCCGACTACACCGCCACCTTAAACGGCTATGGCGATTACACGGTAGCCGCATAAACCTCTATCAGCCGTCCGCCTGTCTTTCCTCCTTCCATTTGGTAAGCAGCGCGGGCGGTTTTTATGAACTAAATCCAGAAGACAGTATGAAACAGAATTTTGTAACCTTCAATGGGGTAAACTATCCCATTGTTTTTGATTTGCAGGCACTGACTAACTTCGAAGACATCACCGACAAAGGATTCTTTGAGGCCAACCTGAACAAGACCAACAACCGCATGGCTATTGTCATTGCATCCGTACTTTCTGCCGACAAGGATACCAAACTCACCATCGAGGAAATGCGAGGTAAAGAGAGCTTTGACGATTACAAGCAAATTATCGAGGCATACAATGTCGTAATGACATTGGCCAATGATTTCTTCAAGATTCCTGAAGTCGAAAAAAGCAAAGACCCGAAGCCCGAAGAACAGGAGCAGGAGCAAGAGGAAAACGCAAAAAACTGAATACCGTCCACGAGTTGTTTCAAACGCTCGTGGGCGAGATCGGAATCGACCGCAAGGTGTTCTACAAAGAACTGAAATGGTGGGAGGTCAAAGCCATCATCAGAGGCTACAATGCTCGTCAACACCCAGGTTGGGAACAGACGCGATGGATAGCCTATCATGTGCGCTACTGTATGGGATTGCCGAAAGGTGAAGTTGCACCAGTTTTAACAGAATGGGTTAAATTCCCTTGGGAAAAGAAAGCCGCAGAGATAGTTCCAAAAGAGGTGCAAGACCAGCTTCAGGCAGAAATGACCGCGATGAATGCGGAACTTGCGAAACAACATAAAGAATAGGGTAGGCCGCTGCCTACCCGTTTTTGTTAATCCAAGTCTAACTAATGAAAAACAACAAATAAAAACCTCACGGCTTGTATATATATTGTTACCATGTCACGGCATCATCCTCTACCCATTCGTCGCCACTTGTGAGTGTGACGCTGCGCCCGGCATTGAGTATGCTTCCGCCATAGCTGGTGACATGATTCCTTTGCATTGGGACATCCTTGATGCTGATGGAGGATAGCGTCGAATTGTCGGTGCCCGTCGCTTTCAGGGTGACGTCGGTCGTCCATTGTGATTGCGGGCTGATAGTGAAGAAGCTGGCGACAAGCTGGCCTGTTGTGCCGACATAGGATGCAGGCACGTTGACGGTGCGGGCGGTCTGTCGGTCGTCGGCGGCATCGCCCGTCAGATAGTCGAGACCATAGTACCAATGCGATGGCGTGACGGATAGAGAGGCGAGGGTGGCGGGTATCTCATCAGTGACGGTAATCCTGAGTCTGGCAGCGACGCGATTCAGACTGACGGCCTGCGTGATGCTGGAGCCTGGCGAGACGGTCATGGTGAGCGACGACCAGAAGGTGTCGGAGGGTTTCGCCCATGAGATAGTAGTGCCGTCGATGGTGGGCGTGTCGCCACGCGAGGCCACGAAGTAGAATGTGTGGTCGCCATAGTCGACGGTGAGCGACGGCGAGCCAAACGAAGCGTCTGAGGCGGTCTGATGGGTGGTGGCTTTCAGTTGGCCACCGACATAATCAAACACCCACACGTCGGTCAGATTGAGTTCCGTGAGCGATGCACGGGTCATCGGATGAATGCTTACATCGCCACCGAAGGCGAAAGTCACAGTGGCATGGGTAGCAATGGAGTCGGAGGGTAGACTGATCTCGAACGTCGGTGCTACGGTTTCCGGCTCATCATTCTTTGTGCAACTCGGCAGTATTGCGGCCACTGCCAGGGCCATCATCATCTTTTTCATAGTTGTTTTGTTTTTATAGTAAATATTTAAGGAGAGGGGAGTACACATCACTCCCCTTTGTCCTTGCATTTTCGTTTTGGTGGTGCCATCTTTGCGGCGACCTTCGAGAAATCATCGTAGACCGACTGCGCCAGCACCTTCGCATAGCGTTGCGTCTGGGTGATGTTGGTGTGGCCGAGCATCTTACTGACGTGCTCGATGGGGATGTCGTGGCTGAGCATCCATGTGGCGAAGGTATGCCGGGCAAGATGGGAGTGCAAGCGCGTCTTGATGCCTGCCATCTGTCCGAGAGCCTTCAGGTGTCGGTTGTAGTCGGCATTCGAGAGTTGCGGGATTTCCCAACCATACTTTTCGAGCACCTTGACAGCAGGCGGAAGCAGTTGCGACACATACGGCACACCCGTCTTGATGCGTTCGCCGACGCGCTTCCACGCCTCACCATCATACTTGTAATCCGATGCGTCGAAAGCCTGCATGTCGGAGTAGGGGAGTCCCGTGTACATCTGGAAGATGAAAAGGTCATGCACCACATCGAGTTCTGATCCTTGCGGCAGGATGATGGCCTCAAAGCGTTTCATTTCGTCTTCAGTCAGATATTCGGGATTATCGCGCTCGCCACGCTTGAACTTTCCCTTCAGACGGTCGTATGGGTTCGCATCAATCTTCCCAAACGACAGCGCACGATTGAGCAGAGCCTTCAGGCACTTGTGGTAATTGTAGATTCCTGAGTCTGACAGTTTCTCTGGCTTGACTCCAGCTTTCCGTCTCGCATCGCTGAGCGGTTTCGTCTGTTGGTGCAGCCACGCATCGAAGTTGGCGATGTTCTCGACGGTCAAGTCCTGCCACTTGTTAATTTTTCCATATTCCGTTAATTTTGTGATGAGCGGCTTGTAATGCTTTGCCGTACCATCACTAACACCCAGCAGCGGGATTTGTTTCTCGCACCAGCTCACGAAGGTCGGCTCATCACTTTGCGACTCCACGAACTGCCACACCGCTTGTTTTACACTTTCGGTATCAAGTTTTACACCTTGTTTTACAGCATCATTCACTGCGCGGCCAACTTTTTCAGACATAATGGCCAGACGTTGGTTCAACACCTCAGCATCAGGGCGGTTGACTATCATACCAGCTGCCCATTCATTCTTATGTACGCGCACACCCGTACTTAGATATATAGCATTTCGGTCGATAATGACACGAATCTCGATGATGCCTTCACGATTGCGCGAGGCCGTCTTTCTTCTGTCAAATACTATTTTTTGCGTTATCATATCATTGTTGTTTTACACTTTTCTGAGCCTGTTGTACACATGTGTAAAACATTTGGTACTAAAACGGCTCAAAACGGACTATTTTGTAATTTTTCTCTCGTATCAATTTAGGGCTAAACCCCTTGTGTTTACGGCGGATGCCGCGATTTTCGGCATAACTCCGCACTTTCTCTTAGTGATCCGTTTGGGGTTATGCCGGAATGAGTGACTTTGGCGATATATAAAGAGGTTAACGTGATGGTATTAGTTGGTGAGATGTAAAACAAGTGTAAAACACCGGCCAAAATCAAGGTTAAACTCATTATAATTATAAGGTACGTCATACGTGCGCGGATGGCTTGTCTTTCTTGTCGGCGATTCCCTTGGGGAAAGGGAAATCCTTAAATAATTCTTCATCCTTGGCGGCGTGGACTTGCTGCTGGAGGAAGTCGATTTGTTGGCGAAGGGCGGCAATAAGTTCGTCTTTCGCCTGAATCTGTTCGCGGAGTGCCGCGATGGTTTCATCCTTTGCTGCGAGTGCGGCATTAACAAGGCTGGATTGGTCAATGGGCTGTGGATTGGCCATCTTTTCAATGTCCACATTCTTGACTTCTTCTTCGACGGTAAGGAGCGAGCCTTTGCCAGTCAGGAGGTAGTCAAGGTCAAACACGCCTGGGTATGCTTCGCAGATATTCTTGAACAAACTATCGGTGAGATACTTTTCATCTCCATTCATAGCAGCCGACATACTTGTACGCCCATAGTGGAGTGCTTCAGCGAATCCAGTCTTTGTGTGGATGCCGAAATATCTACGCAGGTGCTCATAGACCTCAATCAGACGTTTTTGTCGCTCAATCATACGCTTTTGTCTTAAATGTTGTTAATATCCTAAACTTTTTTAGGATAAATCTTTTCAATCCCACATTTTTGTCCTATATTTGCACCCGAAATCAATTAATTAACAATCGGGCACAGAAATAGCCGTAGACGTTAGAAACGCCTTTGCATACGGTGATAGGTTGCAAATATACGGCTTTTCTCCCGATTTTACAACAAAAGTGCTAAATAATTAATAAAGATTAAGTAATGGTAACAGAGACAGTAACACGGGAAGAGCTTTTGAAGATGCGAGTCGGAGCGACACGTAACTTCTTTCTTGGCGAGCCTGGGAAACTCAGGTCAGCGGCCACCACTTGCACGAATTTGAAGAATGACGGACTTGGCATTTGGGAATGCGGCAAGGACTTCAACTCTTTGTCAGTAAGCATCAAAAGAGTTAAATAACATCTAATAAAAGGAACTATGGCAAACGATTTAATTCAATTTGGAGAGAGCAGGCAGACTATGAGCAGTTTGGAGATTGCCAAGCTGACAGGTAAGCCACACAATGACGTGATGAAGGCCATCCGTGCGATGGAACCGTCATGGGTAAAAGTTAGCGAGGGAAATTTTTCCCTGGCCTCTTATAAAGATGCACAAGGCAAGGAAAGGCCTTGCTACGAACTCACCAAGACAGAGTGCTTATATGTCGCCACGAAGTTCAATGACGAAGCCCGTGCAAAGTTGGTCATCCGTTGGGAAGAGTTAGAACAGAAGGCACGCGCTCAGATGCTCCATTTGCCAGACTTCACCAATCCTGCCGAGGCTGCAAGAGCCTGGGCACAGGAATATGAACAGAAGCAAGTACTCGCTATCGAGAACAAGCGACTGGAGGAAGAGAATATACAGTTAGCCATCGAGAACCAAGAACTGAAAAACGACAAGAACTATCTCGACCTGATTATGAGGTCGAAGGCTTTGCTTACCGTCAGTCAGATTGCTCAGGACTACGGCATGAGTGGCAAAGCTATGAACAAGCAACTCGCGCAGATGGGTATTCAGTACAGTATCAATGGTCAGTGGATTCTCTACGCGAAATATAAGGATTGTGGTTATGTGTCGAGTCGTTCAATCGACATCACACGCGCTGATGGTCGCCCAGACGTGGTGCTTCACACCGAATGGACGCAGGCAGGCCGTAAGTTCCTGTATGAGGAACTGAAGAAGCAAGGCATCATCCCAATGTTAGAGCGCGATTAACTATGGACTGGAAGTTGATGGAGGCGAAGATCATCGCGGCGGTTGCAAAGGTGGCGAAGCAGCACTATGAGGTGTATGAAGAACGATACGTGACGGCTGATGAGCTGTGCAAGCATGTCGGTCTGCTGACTGAGCGGTGGTTGCGGGAAAATGGCTATCTGTTGCCACGCACGCCAGTAGTATGGAAAGACAAGAACGGCGAAGAGCATACCAGCAAGCAGTTTATGTACCCGTTGCATCAGATTTTGGCAATGGTGGCAGACGGACGGATCAAGCGGCTGGGATATGATGAGAAAGTTGCATAAAGAGGTTAACACATATAATTACAGGTTTTTCAAATCATCCGGCAGCGGTCGGAGTCACAGAAAAGGATTTTTAGTTATTCATAGATTGTTGAAAGATTACCTGCCCGCTGTGAAGTTCGCAGGTTTTTGAAACGAACCAAAGGAAGAAGGAAATCAGGATAGACATTTACATGATAGGATGGCTGAGTGGTTAAGGTCGCGGTCTGCAAAACCGACGCTCGCGGGTTCGAATCCCGCTCCTATCTCTAACGATGAAAGGAGAAAATAGTTCTTTGACTTATTGGTACATTACAAAATATCCACCCCAAGGCGGGATAGGCGAGGCGAGACTAACAATCGATGACCCGAACTGAACGACGTCAGGGTGGTTTTGCCGCC